ACCATCAATCGTTGATCCATTAGCAAAAGCAGAGGATAATGTTCCATTCGCAGTAGTTGTGGCAACCACAGAATCTTTAATATCTAATCCTTGTGCGACTCCATCCACATAACCTTTGTTAGCAGCATCAGCATCAGCAGTTGGATCTGCTAAATTTGTTATCTTTTGAGAGTTTAAAGATACAGCACCAGCAGGAGCAGCCATCTCTGCCAATGTATTGGTGCGTACTCCAGTATCGAAATCAGATATTTTTGTATGTGCTATTGAAGGAATATCGTCACTTACTAAAGCCCTAAATGTAGGTGCAGCAGCACTTCCAGAAGCAGCACCAGCTAATACATGATTTGTTGTTCTTGTTGTTGCTTTATCAAAAAATGCTCCTTTACCACCAATAGCTTCAATACTTGTAGCAGATCCTCCTGCTCCTCCAGTTCCTTTACCAATAACTAATACTTCATCGCCTTCCCTAAAAGCTATTTCAGCATTTTCTAATGACGTTGGGTTTGATGATCCAGTAGATCTTTTAATTCTAATTGTATTTGCCATTAGAAGTTTCCTCCGTCAACGAGTGTAAGTTTAGTAGTGGTGTTATCTGCTTTTATGGTATCAGAAGCAGCGTGATAGTACAGAACTGCATCATTTACTTTCCCAGATATGTCAAAATTAACACCTGATATAGCTGGACCTTGTGGACCTTGCGTTGTAATCTCAACTGTAGTTACATCAGAAACTTGACTAACTACAACTTGATTAGGATTGCTCATGCTGTGTAACCCTCATTTATAAATAGTTTACCTTCTAAATAATAGTTTTTGCTACCCGATCCATCTGTTAACAATACGTCATAAAATAAAATACTCGGAGTAAAGTTTGCTGTGTCGGTATCAGCTAAATTCATATCAATAATTCCGTTAACCCTATCTGTATATGTTATTGCCCAATCAGCAAACTTTGTACTTCGATCTTCATTATAAACTTGTGCTGCAACAGTAAATCCAGTTAAATTTATTGCTGATCCAGTAGAGTCTTTAAAAGTAAGACGAATAGGAAAATCTGCTCTTCTATCTACAGTAAAATTCTTTTTTCCAGGAATAATTGCCATTTATTTTACATCTAAAGAAACAGAACAATGAATTACATTGCTTGCTTTTATTATATAGTCAATTCTATCTGAAGCATTAGCAGTCGCAGATAAAGTTGGTGCAACTCCTCCTACAAATTTAAAAGCACTGTTAAAACTTGCAGTCCTTGATCCTGTTCCGTCTTGTGTTATAAATATTGACCCACTTTGACCTACGACTTGATTGCTAGGTGCAGCAAAGGTTCTATTACCAGCCAAAGTAACAGAATGATGACAGGCAGTAGCCATATCAATATTAATTGTCGAACCATCAGATAATGCTGTAATATTAGCTGCTGCTCCACCAGTAAGAGATAAACCACCTGATACAAGTTCTAATTTGGTAGATCCACCTAATTGTAATTGTAAATTACCTGCACCAGTTTCATTAATAATAGAGTTGGAACCAGAATGACTAATTGTAAGGTCAGAAGAATCTCCAAATACTAACTTTGCATTATCCGCAAATTCAAAAGCATTATCAGATTTATCCCATGTGACATTATAATTATCGCCTTGAAAAGCTACATCAACTGTTGTTAATGTGCCTGTCATTGTTCCACCTGATACTGGTAATAAACCTAAATTTGCAGAATCTATATTGCCTATTTCTGTAAATCCATTATTACTGCTATTTCTTATTTTTAAAATTTTTGAAGTTGTGTTTAAAAATGGCATGCCAGCAACACATTGACTTGTAGTTAAATCACTTGATTTAGAATTACAAGATTGAATTGCAGCAAAAACATTATTCAGATCAACTCTTACATTTGCTCCAGATGCGTTTTCTATTGTATAATTTGTTACATCAGCCATAGTTAATAACTATTTTCCTCCATGTTAACCTCCTTTGCCGAAACCAACAGCACTGTAGGTAAAGTTCCTATCAATACTAGCATTACTTGAGTTTTTAAAATGCACTGTAAATCCAGTTCCAGATATATTTGAAAGTTCAAAGAAATCACCTGTAGCCATATTTTGAGGAGAAATATTAACAGAGGGTAGGAAACTATTAAGATTACCAAGTGCAGACGTTCCAACAAAAAACGGTGCTGTAAATGTTACTGCTTTTGCTCCTGCTCCAGACGCTATGACAGATGACTGTTCAGTCCTAGAAGGCATAGTAGCTGTGTATCCTGCTTGTTGAAGATTCATGTTTTGTGCTGTATCTGCTGTGCTTAAAGTAATTCTAAATTGAAATCCTCTACCTTTAAAAGTTCCATTAGCAAAATCATTAAAAGATGTATATGTAGGTGAACCAGAGGGATTATCAGTTGTAGTTCTGACAGCTATTTTTGCGTTTACATCATTAGCAATAGTTCCATCAAAGTCTGTCCAAGTATCTATATTTTCTGTTCTATTATCAAACTGATCTCCTACATAGAAACCCGCACCCTGAAAATGACGTTTTAAAGTAAGAGAGAATGTGCTACCTAGATCAAGAGTATCTACAAAATCATAAGTACCACTCGCATTTGCGGTTGGATTTGTTAGCTTCAATCCACCAAGACTTGAATCAAAGGTAACATTAGATTTTGCTCCGTTATACGGTGTGCTATCAGTATCTTCTCTATCAGTTTTAACAATAATAGAATCTAAAATATCAACACTAGACAAAGCTACACTAGTAGCATTTGCACTGAATCTACCACCATCGTCTTGAAATTTAAGGAGATAAGTTCCTTCTAAAGCAGGCACAATAACTTCTGTTGTGTTACCAGCTACAGCTTCAATAACATCTTGTGCAGATTGAAACGTAGCTCCACCTCCAATTTGATTGGTATGCCTTACATAAACACGACCACCATGCAGAACATCAATAGCAGTTGCTTGTTTAAATCTAAGTCTTACAAATTGTTCATTTATAGGTTCAATCGTTAGATTAGTTACATCTTCAGGCAGAGCGGTTTTTCCAAAAGCAGTAAATGTAAAAGTTGTTGGTTGTGCAGAGGGTTCAAGTGAAGAGTTTATACTAAAAAGTTGAAATTCGTATTCACCCTGTAAAGAATCTAATATTTGAAATTCAGTAGTTTTTGATTTTAAAGTTATAAAATTACCATCATCTAATCTGTAATTAAGTTCATATTCTACAGCTCTTGGGACAGAATTAAAATCTATATTTAATCTCGTTCTTGCAACATTACCATCTACAAAAAACTCCTCTACAACATTCGGCAAACCAGGAGCCTCAACTGTTTCATTTAATACCGTAATATTACGAACAGGAAGTGGAGTGCCATCCTCAATAAAAGCATATTTACCTGCGTTATAGGCTGTTGCCGTAACAGCATAATTATCTTTATCTTCTGTGACTGAAACAACTCTCCATTGTGTGGTTTGTAAAGTTGTATTTTGTAAAATCCAAACGCTGTTTGAATTTGGAGCAGTATCGACTAAAGTACCGCTTGAATTTTTCATTTGAAAACTTTCACCACTAGCAAGTGTTATTACTGCACCACTTATCGAAGCTACATTCTTAGTGCTTACCGTTCCATCAGGCATTATTACGCTTAGTGTCGGGCTATTTGTTTCATCTAAATCTGTTTCCGTGTTGTTATCTACAGTGACAGTTGTGGTTGTAGCAGATTTTATTCTGCCTCCTCTTCTTACCCCTGCTTTTACTGGATCACTTACTTCTATGACTTGACCTGGCCTAACTATAACTCCTTCAGCTAATCCAGTTGCAAAATTTATAGTTTCTGAAGAATTTTGTTCTTCAAAAAGAACAAATCGTCCTAATCTTCTAGCCTGATTTCTTGATGAACAAGCAAAACCTGTGATTTTTTTATGAATAATTCCATATTTATTTTTAGAGGCAGTATCTTCAACAGTTTCAAAATTTAATTCTTGATTCTCCATATCAAAATAGGAGATGGAAACAACAGTTGATCTTGTTTTTAAGCTAGTTCCAGAATATACAAAACCTTCGGCAGTTACATTTGACAGATTAAATAGATAGCTTGCATCTGTGGGTCGATCTTGCGTAAGGATAAGAGATCCTGCACTCCAAAATGTCATTCCTCTCATTACAGAACTAAGATTCATTACTGTTTTAAAAGCATCTTCTCTTTTTTGAAGTACTACATTACAACTAAATCTAGGTTCTTGACCTCCATCACCATCATCAACTAATTCAGAAGAATATAGAGAAGCACTATAAAAAGCAAATTTATCAAGTTGAGCCTCAGTAATATGTTCTCCTAATCCATATCGACTACTTGTTAACAAATCAAATAAAATCCAAGCTGGATCTGAACACCAATGAGTAGTCGTTGTAAGAGTTCCATTAAAAGTACCACTGTAAATTAATCTCCCATTAGTCTGATCTACAGTTGCATTATGTGGAATTTTAATTTTTATTCCACGAATCCTATACATCCTTTGAGGAACATTGGAAAATTGTTCTGCATCAAGACGTAAATAAAGATGAGCTATATCTGGGTATGCTCTTCGTTCGTCAATTATTGTTGTAAGAGATGCCCATGAAAAGGTATCTGTTACTCTTTCACTTGTACTGTCAGCAGTACTTCTTCCAACTTTAACTTGAATAGGGAAAGAAGCACCCTCTCTAATAGGAATTACAAAGTCTCTACTATATGAGCTTCTTGATCTTCCCCTTACTTCAAATTCGGACACTTGAGTAGGAATTATTCCAAAAAGACCACCAGGTTGAATTGAAGTTTTACCACCTTGATCCTTGTTAAATAAAGAAACAGTCCCATCATTTTCAGTGATTTCTATAAATACATCAACGGTAGTTCCTAAGTTCTTCCCATCCTTTTCATTAATAGCAACCAGACCATCAAAACGAATTGTGACTCTAATAGCATCAATATTAGAATCATTTACAGTTCTTGTTACTGGTAATGCATTAGTTACCTGTACTCCTACAGACGTTTCGTTTTCAATCTCACTAATAGCTTTTATATGGGTTTGAGTAGCCGTTCCAAATCGAGGCTCGAATTTAATTCTTTGAAAATTAAAATCAGAAGTTTGAATATTATTTGGATCTGCACTTGGTCTTATAATTGGTGTTTTATCTAAAAATATATCTTTTAAAGCTGCTTGAGAATAAGCGTCAGTTCCTTTCGTTAATCCTGCTGCTGATGGAAAACCCTCAATTTCTCCTTCACTTATAACTTCGATAAGGTTGATAGCTTGCCTACTCTGCAAAGAACCTAAAGTTATTGTTGCAGTGCCACCTCCACCGCCAAACCACTTAAACGGGTTTAGTTGAATCTCTTTTCGTCCTGCTCCAAAATGTATTTCAGGTATTCTAAACATAATTATCCTGAGTAATCGTCTGTATCAATACCGCCTGATACAACAAGCGATCCAGTAAATATTTCACCATAAAC